TAACAAACAAGATAAGATTGCCGGAAAATCTGTAATTGATGAAAACATGTCTGACCACACATCGTCTGTTGAAGATTATGACTGGTCTTACTTATATACTGACCAAACTGACCATATTGCTGAAGGTATTCACGCAAATGGTGACCATGAGTTCTTTGCACCGGTTACTTTTAGAAAGATAAACTGGTCTGATGATAATTTGAGTGATTTGTCTACTGCGCTCAAAGAAAGCGGCTTTACTGGAGGAACGGGCGATTGGTCTGACAATGAGTCACTTGAAATCCCTATTCCTGAAATGGCTATCATCAATTTTACTAATATTGACCAGATGCCACAAACCAAAGATACAAATGCTCATGCATATATGCAGTTCTGGGATATGCACGGCAACTATTTCAAGAAGAAGGTAATTGCTAATGCTCAAGGTTCTTCTTCAATGAAATGGTCAAAGAAGAACATTGGAATTGATATTTGTAATGATGATTGGATTGGTGATGATACATTCAAAATCAAATTTGGTGATTGGGTGCCCCAGGATTCATTCCATATCAAAGCTTATGCAACAGACTATTTCAAGTGTGTTGGTCTTGTTGGTTATGATGTAGTAAAAGAAGTAATGGACACGAGAGTTTTGAATACAACCTGGAAACAAAATGCAAATTACGGTACTAATCCGGTTGCTACAAAGACAGTTTCACCGAGAATTGACAGCGGCGCATTATGCTACCCACAAGGATTTATTTGTAAAGTTTACTTGAATGGAAATTTTGAAGGTTTGTTCTGTTTCCAGCTGAAGAAGCACAGAGATAACTATAATATGAATAAGAAAGATACCAAAAACATTCATATTGAAGGTATGCTTGGTGCTACTTATTTCTGGAATGGCAACATTGACTGGACGCAGTTTGAGGTCAGAAATCCTAAAGATTTGATTTCTTATGATGGTTCTAAATACGATGGTGATAACCCAACTGAACTTATTGATAGCTCATCACCATATTATGACAGTTCTAACTCTAAACACAAGAACACAGCTAAGGTAAAACAATACATCATAAACTTATCTCAAAGAATGCTTGAAGTCGTCAATGCTGGTAATGATAAGACATTATTTGAAAAATATTTTGGTTTAGATAGTTGTATTGATTATGCAGTACTTAGTGATGCTATTTATAATTACGACTATGTAAAAAACATTCAATGGACTACATGGGATGGTGAAAAATGGTTCTTGAATTTCTATGACCTTGACTGTACGTTGGGTGCCAACTCTGCAGCTGATTCTATTCACTATCCTACAAATACACACACAACTACAGCTACAATGCACCCATTGAATTTCGTATTGAATAATTATAATACAGAACTTGAAGCACGTTGGGCTGAATTACGCAAAAAGAAAATTATTGATGCAAAACATATTTCGGACAAGCTTGACCATTATATGAAAACTTGGGGTAAAGATGCTTATGACGCAGAAGAGGAAAGATGGCCTGACTACCCATATAATAGAGATATGATTGTAGATACAGAAAACTGGGAACTTGAAGTTGATTCTGATGGAAATCCTGTGATTTATACTGGAGTATATCATATCTGGAATGAATCTACTAATTATGCTCAAGGATATGTTGTGCAGTATAATCCTTCAACTAGTAGTCAGCCATCACAAGGCTGGTATTATAGATTTACTGCAAAACAAAACAATATAAATAAAAAGCCAGTTACTAAAACAGGTTTCAAAGATAACTTCTTCAGAGTTTATAACTGGCTACAAATGCAAATTTCAAACATGGACACAGTTTATCATTATACAGAAGGAGAATAGTTTATGGCTATTATTTTTACATTAGATGAATCCGTTACCGATCCGGATTTGCCAAAAGTTGGAGAAATGTTCTTTGACATTTCTATGACTGAACCTTTTACTTTTAGATATTCAACCAATGCAGCTGTTGAATATACTGCAAGAATTATTGGTGACGGTAATTTTTATTCTGACGATACATATACTACATCGGTTGGAAAATCAATTTCACAGACTACATGGTTCTTATATTGTTCACCTGGAACATATAGAATTGGTATTACGCAGAAGTATTTAGCTCGTGATATTGGTGATGACCTGAACTTAGCTGATAAGGAAAAGATTGAGTTTGACCTTCGTTCTTTGAAGTATTGCTCATTCAATAACCAGTTGTTCTCTTCTCACTGGAAGCTGAAGAATTTTGCAGGTGAAAATATTCCTAATCTTATCTACTGGAACGCCAACGACGCTACTGGAATTGAAGGTGATGTTTCTGAATTCCAGTATGTTTCTGATCAGATGATTGGTTTGAACGTCGGTTATACAGGTCTTTATGGTGACGGTGTTGCTGCTTTTGGACCTAAGACACAGTTGAACTTGCTCGTTACACATGAAACACAGATTACTGGAACTTATGATCAGGTTTGTGACGCTATGTATACAAACGGACGCAGAAGTGGAACAATGACAATCAAGATGGCAGAAGATGACGTGCTTCACACTGTTACTTTTGATGAAAACGGTTGGACAGAAGCATAAGGTATATTATGAATGGTATTGGAAAAGTATACACAACACGCATACAATATCCACATTTTTCAGGTTTAGGTGTTTATGACCCTAATAAGGTCTTCACTAAACCAGATGAAAATGGTAAAGTGTATGTAGATGATGTGTTGTCTTCAATATGTAAAGCTAATGAAGTACCACCTAAAGATTATGTAGTCATTGGTGGAAAAACATATAAGATAGTTACAATTGGTAGTCAAACATGGCTTGCTGAAAATTTGGAATATCTTGATGATAATATTGTTTTAGGTAATGACGACGTTTCATCTACAGTTGCACAGGCTAACTGGTTTGCTAATAACCAGTCTTCTAGCTATGGTCTTTTGTATAATTATACAGCAGTAAAATATATTGAAGACAATAAGTCAACTATTTGCCCTGGATGGCACGTGCCAACTGAAAATGAACTGAAAGTAATTGCTGATTTAGGTTATACTGCAGTTCGTGATGATTCATGGACAAACTATCCAGGAGATAATAGTTCTGGATTTACTTTGAAAGCAGCTGGTCAATTCACTGGCACATTTAGTAATAAAGGACTAAGCACAGGGTTATTGTCTATTTCAACTATGGGTGATTTAGCACGAAGATTGAATTCAGTGAATCTTACTAATGAAATATCATCTACTACTAAAACTGTTCAGTTGTCATTACGTCTAATCAAGGATTCATAATATCTAATTTTTATAGAGGAAACATAAAGTATGTTGCAGAATTTTGATGAAATAATCGACAAATGCAGAAGTTTCCTGAAAAAGTCTTCTAATAGATATTCATCAGAGATCTCGAAGCAAGTCAATGATCTCGAAGCTTTTCAGGGAAACTTTTGGACAGACACTGTAAAGAAGCAGTATTTACGAACAGGAAAAAGAAAGTATTGTCTACATTTTTCTGACTGGTCAGTTTTAGCTAATGCTATCGTTTCGCCCTATACTCAGTCACCTTGGCACATCGAACTTACTAATCGTTTAGGTATGGAAGATGTTCAAGAATTTATCAACTCTATTGAAGGTGACAATGATATAAAATTTGAATTCAAGAAAGCTTTGACCCGTGCTGTTGTTTGCGGCGCAGGATATCTTGTCATTACTACTATTACTGACGAGGTTACGGGCGAACCTAAGATTACTGCTGAATTTGTTACTAGACAGTCTTCTGTTGCACTTGACCCTATGTGTGAAAAGACAGATTGTTCTGATGCTGAAGAAGGCGCTATCGTAAACTATATCACGTTGTCAAAAGCAAAACGTCTTTACGGTGAAGAAGTTGTACCTTATAAGTTTCCTGATAATCAACCTAAATTGAACTTCAATGGTATTGAACAATGGCCAAACCTTGAAGACTGTGTTCAGATTGTTTCTTACTATAAGAAAAATGAAAATGGTTTTGTCGATTATTACAAGATCTGCGGAAATTATGTTGTAGAACAGTTGGAATTACCTATCAGATATATTCCTATCGTTCGTTTTGCCGGTTATGAACAATACACTAACACTGGTATGAAATATTCTGGTATTGTTGACAAGACATGGACTTTGCAGCTTGGTTTGAATATTGCTTATTCTACTTTGATGGAACGTGCTAACCGTTCTATCAAGGCTAATATCATCATGAGTAATCAGGCTGGTCAGAATCTTGACCCATATTATGAAAAGAAGGAAGATGAAGATGGATCGATTATTATGTATAATCAGGGCGCTGACATTCCACAGGTTATTCGTGAAAGTTTCGAAACTGGTGACCTTAGTTCTATCATTGAAAATACACGAAACCTTATTGCTGATGTTATTGGTATTCCATTAGCTGGTATTCTTGGTGATACTGACAAGACTGCTACTGAAATTCTTATTCAGAACAACAACAAGGAATCTAATGTTGCCATTTTCTATGATAATGCATATAAGGCCAATAGAACTGTTGGTAAAATCATTGTAGAAATGCTAAACGGTGGTGAAGATATCAATTTTGACCTTGAAAATGGACCTGATATTATTACTAATAATCTAAAGCACAGACAAGAACTTACTGCTATTGCTGGTTTGATGCCACCTGAAATGCAACCACTCGTTGCTGTTCACATGTGTAATACAGTTGATTCTGATTTTGTTGAAGGAGTAAAGGCTGATATTATTGCTAATCTTGGACAGAATTTGAAGATTGTTTCTGAAGAACCAACTGATCCAGTTGCTATTCATGAACTTGAACAAATGAAGGCTACACTCGACGCAACTATGCAGCAACTTGAACTCTTGAAACAAGAAAATGAACAGATGAAGCTCGAAGCTCAGTCTATGGCAGTTATGTTACAGAGTACTAAGGAAAAGAACATGATTGACCTTGCTAAGCACCAGGATAACATGGAACTTCAGGCTGCTAAACTTCAGCTCGAAGCTGATAAACAGGGTATAGATATCAACCTTGATATAATGGACAAGCAGGCTGAACTTGCTAAGACCGCAGCTGAGATTGAAGAAAAGAAAATCGATATTGCTGAAAAGGCTATGGGGATGTTCTAATGCGATTCGAACTAGGTAAACTCACTCGAAATGGTTTATTGAACCATTATGCCGAAGACGCAGCTTATCGTCAAACACCTGAGGAACATGACGCTATGATTCATAAATATGAACAAGAGGGTCAGACACCTATGGAACGTTTGGTGGCTACACAACGCGGTATTGACGAGGAAAAGATAAACCCTAAGTATTGGGATGATGAAGCACCACGTTGGGACCTTGGTGGTTCTTCTTCATGGATTGACGGTATTGAGTATATTCCTTCTTTAGGTCTTGCAGTTATGAAAACTGACGGAAAGGAATATTATTACCCAATGAATGCTGACGAGGTTGGTGACTGGATGACTTCTGACAGTCTTGGTTCTTACTATAACGCAAATGTAAAATTGAAAAAGTAAAGAGGATTTCACATGAGAATGTTTGATAACCGAAATAGTTGGTTGGATAATGAAGGAAAACCTTTGGTTGGAAGGGTCAAGTTCTGTAAACTTCACACTACTGTTCTTGAAAATATCTACAATATGAACGGTACTGTTGTTCTTGCTAACCCGCAATATACTAATACCATTGGTCAACTTGAACATCAAGTTTTCTTGAAAGATAAAACTGATTATACTATTCGTTTTGAAAAATACATTGGTAACGGTGACATGAGTGAAGACCAGGATAACTGGCAGGATGTATATTCATGTGATAACATTTGGGACACTTATGGAATTGAAGTCGATTCTACTACTTTTCAGCTTGTAAACAATATTGATGATTTACGTGCTTGTGACCCTTCTACTATAACAACTCGTGATAATCATAAGGTTGTTATTCTTGGCGGTTATAATGTTATTGGTGATAAACCGCAAGTAATGTATATCTGGAACCCTAATTCTATTGAAAATGATAATGGGGGTTCTGTAATCAAGGTTGGTTCTATTGCAACTGGTCGTTGGGAACTTTGTAATACATTTAGTTCAGATGGTATTGATGTTCGTCACTTTGGTGTATTTGGAACAGATTCTAAACAGGATGCAACAGATTTGATGAGTCTTCAAATTGGAGTTGCAAACACTTATGCTGCTTCTGTTGGATTACCTTTGTATTTTCCAACTATCAATGGTATTACCTGGTATAAGTTCAATAATCTGAATATTGCTGGCGCAAAGTTTGCTAAAGAAACCAAAGTATTTGGTAATAGCGGAACGTCATCTATTATAACTGTATATAGCGAAGACGAATATCTTGATGTTTTCAACAATAGCGATTATAATGCAGTATTTACTATAAGAGGAACAACTGTGAAGACTTCATGGGGTGTAAACTCTAATAATTGTGTATTTGACCCTTCATATAAACTTATTGTCGATTCTATTGTAAACACATTCAATAATACATTTACTGATGTTATTGTTGATTGCCAATACGAAATAATTGGATGCTCATTTGATAACTGTGAATTACACTCTGTTGAAAAGCTTGGTGCAGATAACATATTCAGAAATTGTCGCTTGTCTGAACAGATGTTTACTGACGGTGTAGATTTTGGTACTATAACTGTTTATGACGACGATATAATTGACCTTGAGGAATGGCCAACTACATCTAAATGGTTGACACTTGTTGCTCAAAATAATAATACAGTTCTTGATTTCAGAGGAAGAACTCTAGATTCTTCATGTATATTGAACTGGGCTACTAGGGCAACTTATAAGAATGCTAAATTCGACGGTTTTACTGTAAAACAAACAACAGTTGTATTTGATAATTGTTCTGGTAACTTGAACATTGTCACTAACGCTGATTTGAAATCTGTTGCATTATATAATACAGATATAACTATTGTCAACATGAATGTTCAAAAGATAACTGATATTCTTTTTGCAAGAAATTCAACTATTTCTTGTAATAAAAATATTACAGTACCGCATATTCAGTTTGCTTACTCTGCAATAAATGCTGAAAACAATATATTCTATTCTGATAGAATTGAATTGAATTATTGTTCAATAAACACAGCATTGAGTGCGGCTGAAGTTATTGCTAAAGACACAACGTTCAACAAGAATATATTAGCTAATGTGCCAACTCTTGTAAATTGTACGATACAGGCTATTGTTCGTCAGAATAAAGGACCAACAATAAATTTCTTGATTCAGAATTGTATTTTTGGCCCAAATGCATATCATGATATCTATAGTGATGTTCAGAACACGGTTGTTATAGGTAAATGGATTGGTAATATTGGTCAGGGTAATAATCCTATCAGAATTGATATAACTAATCTTGTTTGGACAGATAGTCTTCACACATATACCTACGAAAACAATATTGGTACCTTCTTACCTACTACAAATTCAAAAACTTTGGACCTTGAACCAGTAATAACTTTGCCAATGCCGGTATTTCCGACTACTTATCAAAACAAGGCTTATTTTATTGACCCTGGATTGATTGTAAACCCGGCCGGTTTGTCATGGTATAGTGGTATTCTTCTTGATTTAGATGCTCAGAATATTCCAGTTTTCTATATTGGTAATCCAGCATTTGACGCAGAAGTTGAAGTAACCTGGAAGTCAAATAATGGTACGTTCTATACAGGTAACTTATATGAAGGTTATGGACATGCTTATGCAAAGCGCTCATTTGGTGCGGTCGGTGGTATGAAACCTTCAACAGATAAAATGAGAGTATGGGTACAGCAGTTCATTCAACAGTGTGAAAATAATACATTTACTGATGTAAAAGCTAAAGTAACTGTTACTATCAAACGATAGATTTCTATAAGGTAAACAAATTCTTTTCAAATGATATATGTATATCTATCCTATATTATATCATTTGAAAGAAAAAAGTGTACCTTATAACTTTACTAATTTTATATAGAAACAGGCGGAAAAACCAAATGTTTCTTTACGGGTTGTCATGTACCAAGGCGGCGATTGACACTTGCAATGTTGATGGAAGAGTTCGATTCTCTTACGATCCACTGATATTTTCATAACAACGGTGGTTATGAATGAAAAAAGATTCACCGGTCAATAGGAAACATATTTATTATGAATTCAGAACAAGTCAATGAACTCTACAAGAAATATGCAAATGTAGAGGAAAAATCCAAAACTGAAACTGATAAGGTTGAAACCCCGGCGAAGGTTGAAACTAAGGCGGAAGAGGTAAAGGAAGAACCGAAAGCAGCTGAGACTATCGATTCTGACAATAAAAACTCAGATGCAGCAAAGGAAGAGACTAAGGCTACGCCGGCTGAAGACAAACCTAAGGCTGAAGAAAAGAAACCTACTTATTCACAGCAAGAAAAGATTGATTTTGCTTTTCAGAAGAAACAAGCTAAAATCAAGAAGCTCGAAGCTCGTAATAAGGAACTTGAAGAAGAAATAAAGAAGATGAAAGGTCTTACTTTAGCAGACTTCAAGGACAAAGTGGAAGACTATGTAAACTACAAAGTTGATTATAATACAAAGCAGCAAGAATATAATAGGAATAAAGAAGAGTCAATTCGATTCCAAAATGAAGAAGCTGAACGAATCAATAATGAAAAGATTACACGTTGTTTTCCAGATCCGTTGGAACAGGCAAAATATAATCAGATTGTTCAAGCAGAAGGCGCCAAGTTGGTTGCAAAACTCGACGAGGCAGATCCTGAACAAGCAGTCTTAGGATATCTTGACGATTCCGATATATCACCAGTTCTTGTTCGTTTGATGATTGCAGAACCTTCTTATCTGAATGAAGTTCTTTCTAAGAGATCTGCTATGGGTAAATATCGTGCTATGGAAAAGCTGGAAGAAAAGGTTCGTTGGGCACAGGAAAAGATGAGTCAACCAAAGGAAGAAGTACCGGTTGCAAAAGAGGAAGAAAAGAAACCGGCAATTCCAGTTATTGGATCAGTGACTAAGTCTGAAGCTCACAAAGATTCTAAACCAGTGTTTGACGCAAATGCAGTCTTACACAAGTTGAAAACAAAAAACAAATATCACAAATAATAAATGGTCTTATTGACCGAAGGAAAATGAAAAATGGCTATTGCTTCTAATAATACATTTGTTACTAACAAGCTTTGTACGCTTGTTGCTATTCGTGCAGCTGAAGCTGCTGGTTACCTTACTGTTGGTTCTAAAAAGTATTTTGCTAATCAGATTGCTGGCAAAAACAACGGTCAGGATTATGATTTCTACATTCGTGACACTGGCGATGCAGTCAACCGCCTTGCTTACCAGGATGGTGATAAGATTGCTCTTTCTGAACGCAAGGTCACCCTTTCACTCGACCCATGGCACGTTCTCATCAACACCAACGCTATCGAAAAGTATACCGATATCGAAGACTGGGAAGATGAAATTGCTAAACCGAACGGTCAGAAGTTGATTCAGGGTGTTGTTCGTAAAGCTATCGAAAACGACCTTGGTAAAGTTGGTACTGCTTTCATTGGTTCTGGTTTCGCACCGCTCTCACAGGCTGCTGGTCACCTTGCTTCTGTTGTTTCTGAAGACCTTTATGGCTTCGTTGATCCGAACGTTGAAGCTATTTTGACTTCTAACGGTCAGCAATTTGTACCGGTTGATGCACCTGACATGTATTCTAAGGGATTGCTTGGTCGATTCCACGGTGCTGAATATCGTTCTCAACGCTGGATGCCGGTTGTAAATATCACTTCTGGTGTTTCTAATGCGCTCAATGCTGCTTCTGTTACCGCTGCTGCAGTTGATGGTACTGATTCTAAGATCTTCAACCTTTCTATTTCTGGTGCTTCAGTTTCTGGTATTACAATTCCTAAGGCTACACCGCTCTTCATCGAAGGTGTAAAGGCTTGTGATACTGTTGGTGATGCTACTTCTATGGATCAGGCTTTTATCGTTCTCGAAGCTGTTACTGCAACCGCTAACACTGTTGTTGCAAAGGTTCGTGCTAAGGATATTACTAAGGGTGGTACTCGTGAAATTGCTAAGGAAGACAACTCTAGCTTCTCTGCTGTTTCTGCTATCACTGGTAAAGTTTCTGCACCTGAAGCTGGCAAGTACTTCACTGGTATTGTTCGTGCTGATGGTTCGTTCGAATTCGAAACTCTTGACAAGCTTGATGCAGCTGGTGCTGAATATGAAAAGTCACCGAACGTTGAAGGACTTACTGTTCACCAGAACCGCCTTGTCGACCTTCGTGATATGACTGACGACACTCGTTGGGACATTGTTACCCTTGCTGGTACTGTTGAACCACGTGCTGTTGCTATGTTCTACGTCAAGTAATCATAAGTAAACAAATATTAGTAAAGGGTTGGTCAAATGGCCGCCCTTTTTCTATTTTATAATACAGAGGTAAATATGCTTTATACTTTATATTTCGTTTTTGCTATTTTAGCTATAGGCTGTATTTTCTTTGATGAAGACGACTGGAGGAAATAAATGGAATCATGTGATAACTGTAATGAAAATTGCAAATATACAAAAGAATGTTTAGGTGAAGGTGTACCTTTTCAAAGGCTAAGACGAATTACCGGATATTTGGTTGGTGATATTTCACGTTGGAATAACGGAAAATATGCTGAACTTATGGATCGTGAAAAACATGACCAGGAGGAAAAGAATGAATAATATCGTCATAAAGGATTGGTCTAACTGTTGTGATTATGAAAAAGTAAACGGTTTATATGTTCTAAAACAAAACGTGTATATTGAATTTACTTATAACAGTTCTAGACTTAGATTTGTCGTTGATAAAGGGGCAATGACTGATGGATTGTCTGTGCCAAAGATTTTCAGATGGTATTTACCTGATTGGGATAACAAGAACGTTCT